TTACTGACCGCGGGGCTCCTGGAAAGTGGGCGTCGCTGCATGGTCCTGGTATTGGTCCGTTAAAGGAGGGAAAGCTGATCCGCGTAGGGTATTCGGTTGAGAAGGGAAAGACAGCTCGTCATCGTGCACTACGCAAGGCTGTTCGTTCCTATGGTCCTCTGTCTACGTTCCGTAAGCTTCAAGCGGTCTCTACATACACAAAGCGTACTTCTAAGGGAAAGAGCAAGACGTACAAGGCCGATCGTAACTGGGTTCGCCGACTGTTCATGAAGTAAAGAAAGATTCTAGAGCCTAAAATAAAAGATGTGGGTCAAGCTTCTACTTTCTGCCCTCGTTTTCGCCGCGTTCGTTCCGGGTGTCCTCGTCACCCTGCCCCCGGGTGGTTCTCGCACGACGGTGCTGGCAGTTCACGCTGCCCTGTTCGCCCTGCTTCACCATGTGGTGATGCACTGGGCTTGGACCACGCTCAAGGGTCTGTAAATTCTTACATAAATATAAATGGATTTAGCCAAGATTCTAATTTCGGCACTCCTCTTCGCAGCATTTGTTCCAGGAGTAGTGACTGTAATACCCGCTCGTAGTAGTCGTATGACTGTGTTAATAACCCATGCGGTTTTGTTCGCGGTCGTAACTGGGCTCGTAATGTCTTATTACCGTAGTTATGTTGAGGGTATGAGCAACTACGGCGATTCGTGCCCGAATGGGTATGCCGAGGGCCCCAACCAGAAGGGAGAAATAGATTGTCTTCCCGTGGGTGCCAAGACATATGGTATCAACACGGGACTGAAAGCAAAAATTGATTAAATAATAAATGTGGAAGTGGATGCTATTTAATGCCGTTCTGTTCTTCGTTCTAGTTCCAGGAGTGGTATTGCGTTTACCGGCTCATGGCTCTACGGTTCAGCAGGCGCTTGTTCATGCGGTAGTCTTCGCCATCGTTCATCATTTTGCTGGCCATGCAATCAAGCCGTTTATTATGCGTGAAGGAATGGAAAATCCGGACACAAAGGTATCCAACCCGTGCCCTCCCGGATACGAACAGTGCCGATCCGGAGATTGCCGTTTGGCTTCCGAAGTACATTCATTCTGTAACTAAATAATGGATTTCCAGTCATGATGAAAAATGGATTTTAAATACTCAACCGATTGAGTGCATCAACTATTTAGAATGGCGTTCATTCACGTTTTCCATTACGACAACGATGGCGATGTCGTTATGGATGGCGGCGAACTTGTATGGGTAGAAGACGGGGCTGCCTATTTGAGCGAAACAAATGAAGACGACGATGAGGACGAAGAGGATGATGAGGATGATGAGGGGGGTAATGAATGATAATTCTCCTTCGCTTGTTCAAGCAACTCAATCGCTTTACGAAGTTCTTTGATTGCACAGTTCATGGACTGTTCTGTAAGAAATCCAAACTTAATCCGATTTAAATATACGGGAATTTGTTCTATGTGGGCATCTACGTGTGATATTAAAGTCTTGTAAAAGACTTTGCTCATGTCCTATAAAAAGAAGAATTTTTCCCTGAAAATGGATTTATTGATCACAAGGGAATAGCAGTTAACACTATCAAAATGAAGTTCTCGGAAATTTGTACCATTCTCGGCTGCCCCACAAATGTTGTGGCTGGCGAGCGTGACATTCCCGCAAATGCGCTGACGTGTGAAGAGGTAGAGGCAGCAATGTTCCTCGCTCTCATGGAAAATGACGCATACCTGGACGAGTGTGACCCCGATGCCTACCTAGATGCGGCAGAGTACTGGGCTGACTTCTGAAATTCAAAAAGATAAAAAGGAAACTTTTTCCATTATACACTCTGAATATATTCCCACTTCAAATAATCACAAATCTTTTTCCATATTTGGTCATGTTGAATTAGACGATCTCGCGATTTCAGTAGTGGGAAATATACTTTATACTCATCAAGTTCCAATAGTTCAAAAAACTTGTAGAGAATGTAGGAATACGACAAAAAATTGGTTCTGTCATCGGGGCAATATAGCAAAAACGGTGCTTGAATTTCTTGAAACATAGCCCGAATCTTTTCCTCAATTTCAGGTGTAATTGTTGGTGGCGGATTTCCATTCAGTCGTGACAAAATATGAGTCGCATGTTCGTAATACTTTGACCGATTCAGTTTCTTCAGAATATCACGCATATCCTTTTCATTTAATTCTGCAACATTTTGAATTCTCTGCTTCTTAATTTCAAGTACAACTTCGTTCATAATTTCATCAGGAATAATTGTAGACTCCTTAGCTTGGAATTGGTTGAGAATCTCGTTCAAATGATTAATCTTCTTGTATGCATAGTTATTTCGTTCCTTCGGTGGGTCACGAAAACTAGGATAGTCAGAAACAACCATCATATATTCTTCGGATCCACATGAAGGACATACTAAAATACCTTCTTCTAGCAACTCTTCGCGGGCAATATTGCAGCGATCACAATGCTCTACTGTCACACGCTTTTCCTCTGGAATATCCGTTCCGGTATTTAGTTTCATACGACTCGCATATTCCTCAAATAGCTTCTTCTTTGAAATTTGATTTGAGTCGGCTCCAACATTGGAAGATAAATAACGCATAAATGTATTTTGGTCTGCAGGTGTTACCTGAATCGTTTGTGCCTTCTCATTGGACCCATAATATTTTAACATCAAATCTGCATTTTTCAGATAATAATCACTCAGAGGATCTGATTGATGAATCTTTTGTTCTAATTCACGAACCTCTTCGCGAAGTTTAGAGGCCTTTAAGATATCTGAAAGTGTGGTTGATTTGTCTAGCTCATTGATTTCTTCTATTTTGGTTTCAATCAATCCATGCAACTCCTGAATATTCATAGAAGTTTCACGAATATTTGTGACCATTCCTTGATGTATGGAATCAAGCGTTCCAGATACAACATCTTGAGCCTTTGAACGAGATGTCGTATCGCGAGTTTTCTTCAGACGAAATACATTCTCCATTTTATTCTTCAAATTCAATTCCTTGAAAATACGAAATATCCAAGTGCCAATACTGCAAGGATTGTTGGAATCGGAGAAATTGAAATTTCTTCATAGTTACTGAATCCTTCTTTTGATGGTATACATTGTGACGGATCTACTTCCTGACAATTCGCAGGGTCAAAATCGGGAGTCAATTCGGGTGTCAAAAATCCAGTAGATCCGCCCGAAGTTACATCACATTTATAACATTTACAACGCGGTTCTGCATCTGCTGTAAGGGATTTGAATAAATACAGAGGATTTAGAGATGCAATATCTCCAACAGTTCCGGGAATGAGTCCATTAAAATCAGACCCAAGATCTTTCAATCCATTTGGTAAATCGTTCTGTGTTTGCGGTTTGTTATTAATGTAGTTATAACGAGGTTGAAGCGACTTGTCGGGCGCAGTACATACTCCTCCTGTATTCACAAAATATTGGTCTCCAAGAGGAGGATCTCCAGAAATTAATGTTTTGACATAGGTTGCTACTGCACTTGCATTATTTCCAAGCTGACTGAATGTGCCGTCTGTTCCAACACCAAGAGACGATGGTCCTGGTATTGTGTTCGCATAACTATAATTCGGTCCAAGCAAATCTGTTGTAACAGACGATGAACCGGTTGTCATATCCGACCAAAGACTATTATTGTTCAGGTTTGCCATTATCCTATGTATGTTACAATTATTGTAAGAACTCTTTTACTTGTTTCATAAATGATGGATTTGTAAGCGCAGATGGACGTTGCCGTAAAATAGAGTTCACGACAGTATCAAATGGATACTGAAACTTTTTACACATATACATTAGAGTTAGAAATCCACTGCGATTAATTCCACATTGACAATGAACATAAATTGTTTTTGAAGTCGGTTCTGTACGAAACTTGTCCATCACTTCTTCAAAGGTTTTATACCACTGACAAATATCTACATTTAAAGAATCTTGAGCATTTAAGCACGCATATTTCTCTGGAAACTGATTTCGGAACCAAGAGGGACTATCTTGGTCAAATGCACAATTGATAACGTGTGTGATATTGTACTTCTTCACATTTTCGGGTGTTAAGTCTTTTCCAGGACCAAAAATGATATTCGTATGAATACGTGCGGGGGGTTCTATGTTCCAACCCTTCGCATGCCGACGGATGCCGGTAAAACGATCCATTATTATGAATCGCATCTTTACTTTGAAAACGAATAGTTTTTATCATAGGAATGGGAATCAAACAAAAATGGAGTTCAAGAACGTTCATAACACTTCCTACCACGTTGCTAGGATTTTGAGGCGTGGTCATGTCATCGCTACATCAAGGAACCGAATTGGTTCGCGTTCAAAGGGATGTGGATGGGACGACCAAAGTTTACACGCTGAACGGGCAGTTGTGAAATCT